GCTGCTGTTATATACCTGTCCAAATCCTTGGCCTGTTAAAACGTGAACCACACTTGGTTGTCCGACTGGTGAAATATGCCGTAGATCCGCAAAATGACCTGATAAAGGCAAAATTTTAAACTCGTATTGACCCCTTTCATGTGAAATAAGAATAGTGTTGTATTGGGGCTGCGGATTACTGCCTCTAATTGCAAAAATCTGATCGGAAGATATGTCAATAAAATCTGGAGCGCCTATAGGGCGATATAAAATTTTGAAAAAACTGTAACGGGCCTGAAAAGTAGATACTCGCCCCAAAGAAAACGACTGTTTATCTTTTTCATATTCTTCAAGAATGCGTGTAGGCGGCTCGGAGTTTACGTTTGCAAAGCTGTCAATTCTTTTGTAAACAACGCTTTTAATTCCAATCTCCGTTTGATCACACTTTCGATTGTTGGTAACTGTTGCAATATCAATTTTTTGTAGATGCGTACCAAATGGAGAAACATTTTCAACTTCTGGATTGTTATCGGCATTGATAAAAACTCCTGCACCTTTTTCAATGCAAACAAACTTGTACTCTTTAGATGGGTCGCCAGGCTCGTAAGGTTTATTTTTAACCGCTTCCGTACATTTAATTATTGACGTGCCAAAAGAAAACAGGTCGCCAACGTTAATTGACGAGTCAGTAATTGAAATGCGCTCGTCTATTGCTGTATTTATGTCTTCAACACCATGAGGCGGGAACAGCTTTAAATCTTCACGTTCAGAAGAGCATTTAAAAGTTAACTGGTCATTTACCTCAATATCTAAAGCAAGAGCAGGAGACACCAATGCGTTGTATACCGTTAAACCGTTACGTTCCAGCTTGATCATTCCTTGGCGTGAGCTATACGCCTTGGAGTGTCCCGTTCCCTTAGGACCGTTTATCTTGGCGCGTTTTTCTATTAGAGAAGCTTCATCGTCGAAGACCTGAACCAAGTCGTAAGGCGGATAATACGGTGCGCCGTTTGAGATTGGAGAGTGACAGCCAAAACTGCGTTGAGAGCTTGGCGTTCTCGCTCCACTCGTAAATACTCCGTCAGTTGAACTAAGGCGATCAAAGGCTAAGTAAATATCGTCGTTGCTATTTTCTGCTAGATCTCCAGCGAAAGAATTTAATTTGGTGACACGCTGCGCCCCAGGCTCAGCCTTGTTGTCCAGAAAATATGCTCTATACCGTGCTTCCTGGTAGCTACGCAAAAGTTGATCGCCAACTGCAAGACCTTCTGCATCAGGTGCCGCTCCAAGTCCCAGGCTGGACATGCCAAGTGCTGTAAGCATTTTTAGCTCTTGATGCGAGCCCTTGCTAAGAAGTTGAGACCAGATCAATAAGCCTTTGGCACGTATACCTCCAGTGCCTTTATTATCATCACGGCGGGCAAAAATTAACGGAATAATACTGCCTAATGTTGCAAGATCTTGTAAACCTTCAAAGCTATATAGCTCAGCAAATCTTGTCTGACCACGAATGTCTGGAGTTCGGATTGCAGCCGGAGCCTCTTCAAGGCTGGGTGGTTTTGGTGCCAACAGCGCAGAGGCTGCTGTAAGCACCAAGCCAATCGCAATATTGACAAGAAAAGTTGTTGTAGTTGGCTCACCTGTTGCGATAACTTCAGGGATTAACGCATACTCTTGCCCTCGTTCCTTTGCCTTACAATCCGCTAATCGACAAAATTCCCAATACTCCTCAACCGTTAGTCCTAACGCATCAATAATTTGCTGCTCTACTGGCAGTAAAAGGCGGCGGGAGTAAGA